CCATCCAAAATGCCATCGTAGATGCCAAGGGTGATTTAATCGCTGCAACAGCAGCAGATACTCCTGCGCGTTTAGCAGTAGGAACTAATGGACAGGTTTTAACAGCAGATTCAGCAGAAGCAACTGGATTGAAATGGGCTACTCCAGCAAGCGGATCAACCGCCGTCGGTTGCATCCTTTATAACACAAGCAATTACACTATTTCAAACGCTACAGATACGATTTTGACATTTAATACCGAGATCTTAGATACAGACGGTTTTCATTCCACTTCAACTAATACTGGTCGTATTACTATTCCAGCAGGTAAAGGTGGAAAGTATTATGTTTTTGCTTGGGGCGCTTATGCAAATAACACAAGCGGCTACCGTCAATTAGAAATCCTGGTTAATGGAAGAACTGGCACACCAAGCCGCGTTGGCAATGACTCAGCATCTTCAGCAAATAACATGGGCTTAAACCCAGTAGGCGCTGCGGTTCTAGCTGCTGGCGATTACATCGAAGTTAATACATATCAGAACTCAGGCGGCAGCCTTACATTCTACGGCGGCGCAGCGGATTGCCAATTCGGCGCAATTTACTTAGGAGCATAATGACTACTTATACAAAGCCAGAAAACCTAAACGGTGCAGAACTAATCGCTGAACTTGCTGCCGCTGGAATTGAAGTTAATCGCGTTCAAGATAACGGCAATAACACGATCACTCTTGAGACAGATGATAAAAAGGCCGCTGCAATAGTTGCTAAGCACAATGGGACAACCGTTGCGCCAGAACCAACAATCGAAGCCAAGTTAGAATCTGTTGGCTTAAACCTAAATGATCTAAAAGCAGCACTAGGCATTTAATGTCTAAGCCAAGATTATGCAAGGCTGGGGTACAACTTCGAGAACAGTTCGATGACTCGTTCCCGGATCGTGATCGGTCTAGCGACGGGTGGATCGCGGATGCAAGACACATGCGCAAAGGCACTAGCGACCACATACCACTTGCAGACTCTGGGATTGTTAGAGCGTGCGACATCGATCGAGATGTCTCTGGTAAGCCCAAGCCCGATCTCATGCCCGATATTGCTGATCAGCTTCGACTTCTCGCCAAGACGGACAAACGCATTAAATACATCATCTTTGATGGCTCGATCTGTTCCGCCAAAAGCGCATGGCGCTGGCGCACTTATACGGGCATCAATAAGCACCGCCATCATCTTCATATATCTTTCACTAGCAAAGGCGATGAAGATGGTTCGTTCTTTCAAGTACCGTTATTAGGAGCCAGTCTATGAATATGAAAAACCCTTATTTTTTAACCGCAGGTGCATTTCTTTCAGCATGGGCTGCCTCTAATTTTGCAGCGGATTATCGCTCGATTCTTTGGGCAGTTCTTGCTGGTGTCTTTGGCTATGCCACGCCCAAGCGATGAGCGCAGTAGACTTAACTGCTATTGCAGTTGGAATCGTGACGGTGCTGGGTGGTGTAACTGCGATGCTCCAGTTCCTGGTCAAACATTATTTAGCGGAATTGAAGCCGAATAGCGGTTCATCCTTAAAAGACTCAGTAAATCGACTCGAGACACGCGTTGATAAAATCTACGAAATCCTCTGCGATAAGTCACAATAATTACCATGGCACGCAAAAAGGCTATCGACCTAGAAGCATATTCTTTACTCGATCAGTATTGCATCGGGCTAAACGAGTATTACAAATCGCTGCGTAGAGCAGGCTTTACGACTGAAATGGCTCTGGCCATTCTTCTTGAACCTTTAACCTATCCAGCGACGATCCTTCCAACGCCTAACTGGCTGCCAGATCTACCCAACCGCATCCCCTATGACGATGACGATGAGGATTAATAATGAAACGCACCGTAGTTGTGCCAGACCTTCAATGCCCGTACGAGGATCCAATCTTTGTTAGAAATCTCGCGAGTTTTATTAAAGCATTTCGGCCAGATACTGTCGTTACTATTGGAGACGAAATCGATCTCCCACAGATCAGCAGATGGCACGAAGGAACACCGGGCTGGTACGAGCAAACACTAGCTGCGGATCGAGATCATACGGTCGATGTTCTTTGGTCGTTGACCGAATATGCCAAGGAAGCCGTAGTCATTCGGAGCAATCATACGGATCGACTTTACAATGTAATCATGAAAAAGATCCCAGCGTTCATGGCTCTGCCAGAACTTAAGTTTGAGAAATTCCTTAAACTTGATGAAATGGGAATTAAATATTACAAAGACCCATTCCCGATTGCTAAGGGCTGGGTAGCCATACATGGCGATCTTGGAGCCTTAAATCCAAACGCTGGAATGAGCGCCTTAAATCAGGCCAAGCGCATGGGTCAAAATGTGATCATGGGGCATACTCATAGAGCGGGCAGAAGTGCCCATTCAGAGGCTTCTAACGGGGTTTTAAGGCGAGTTCTGCATGGAGTTGAAGTAGGACATGCGATGAACCTAAAACACGCCAAATACGCTTTTACGCCTAATTGGCAGCAGGCATTCGCCATCGTCACGGAGAATGGCAAAAATGTGCAAGTTGACCTGATCTACGCCGAAAAGGATGGGACATTCCAAGTCCACGGCAAGCGCTATGGACGATCTAGATAACGATATAAAACGAACCATCGATGATTCGATGGATGAAGGTGAATTGTTACCGTTTCGTTATCAAAAGATCCCAAATAAAGTCATAATCGAATGAGACGATTATCCCAAGTGGCCAGAAACTCTGGCGGATCGGGAGCAAAATGAGTATCTATGAAATTGGATTTTTGATGATCGGCTGGGGAACTTCAGTCGTTTTGTTTTATTCAATGGGGGTCGATGCTGGTTATCGAGAAGGCCGCCGGGCAATGCGCAAGTTCTACGATCAGCGCGATAAGGTAAGAGCATGAAAGCCAATGACTACCTTACAGAAGCTAGAGCCATCATCCAAGACCGTGGTTTGGACTACGGACATCCTTCGGACAATATGTCCAGAACCGCATCCCTATGGGCTGCATACCTTGAAATGCCAGTCGAGCCGCACCAAGTTGCGATGTGTCTGGCGCTGGTCAAAATCGCAAGATCAATGGAAACTGGAAAAGTCGATAACTACATCGATGGAGCGGCTTACTTTGCGATCAGCGGTCAACTCAAACTAGAGGAGAATCAACTTTATGTTTAATCTCGAAGATTACGAAACAGTCGAAGAACGCCTAGCGAAGTTTTGGAAGGAACATCCAGATGGTCGAATTTATACTACGCTCGTTGAGCATACCTTGCAGCGCTTTATTGTTCAGGCTGCTATCTATCGAACTGAAGTGGATGCACAGCCTTGGACAACTGGCTATGCAGAGGAAACCGTCAGTACGCGAGGAGTTAATTCTACTTCGGCGCTTGAGAATTGCGAGACAAGTGCGATCGGCCGTGCATTGGCTAACGCAAATTATGCTTCGAAAGGCAAACGCCCTAGCCGTGAAGAAATGGCAAAAGTCAATAATGCGCAGCCAAAGCCATTCGCTGAAAAACTCGCAGACAAGATAACGATGCCGGTTGAGGATGATCCTTGGACAACTAAGGAAGTTCATCCAACGCCTTCAGCTAGTGATGCCGTTGCTTTGGTTCAAGAAGTATTGGGCGCAACTAAGATCGACAAAGACATTCCTCATTGTGCTCATGGCGCAAGAGAATGGCGTACTGGCAACAAGAACGGTAAGGCTTGGGCTAACATGAGTTGCTCTGCTAAGCCTATGAATGGTGAACGCTGGTCAGAAGTTAATAAATGCGATCCTATCTGGTATGTAATAGATGCCAATGGCTCATGGAAACCGCAAGAGGCACGCGCATGAGCGGCTTACAGTTTATGAATCAAGACGGTGAATGGGAAAACTTTCCAACTGATAGCGAATTAGCAGAAAAGGCTAGACACCAGGAATTGCTAAACAGCCTGCAAGTCAGAATTATCTGCCATTTATGTAATGAGCCAGTTCCTAAAGAAGAATTAGCGTTTTACATTCAAGGCCAGATTCTTACTTGGTCATGCAAGAAATGTCATGCGGTAAATGTCTCAAAGTAGAAAACATCGCGGCTTTCGCACGGAGCGAGTAGTCGCTGATTATCTGAGGCTCTGGTGGGAAGGAGCTTCAGTAGGTCGAGGCAACGGGCGAGACATTCTCAATGTTCCGTTCGACTGCGAGGTAAAAGCCCGGACGGGTCTCGACATTAAAGGAACGCTCCGCCAGATCGAGTCTAGAACAGCAGAAAGCGGCTTATTGGGGTTTGCTTGCTTTCGCTTAAATGGACAAGGCGAACAAGCTAGTGATTATGTCGCGATGCTTCGAATGTCTGATCTGGTGGGGCTTCTCCTTGAAGCAGGCTATAAAGATCGTAAAGACATCGTTCACGATAAAGACATCGTGCGATGCAAAGCCTGCGGTCAATGGACAATAAGTAACCCATGCAATTACTGCGATAAGGATGCAATATGACAAAGCAAGAAAGGCCGCGCTGGATGCACACTTGCCTCTGCGGCTATTCACTAGAGGCTGCCGCTAGCTTCTTAAGCCAAGCCGAGATTAGTCGGATGATGAAGTCACACATCGAATCTATTCATATTGACAATGTGGAGAAGTAATGCCGATCTATGAGTTTGAGTGCACTAACGATCGATGCGAGGCCAATCTTCGCTACGAAAAGGAGTTCAAGATAAATGAAGAACACATCGTTGAATGCGGTTTATGTCATGAGCCAATGCGCAAAATCTATAGCAGTTTCGGCATCCAGTTTAAAGGTTCTGGGTTCTATTCGACAGACAAGTAAGATGCGCAACGCCGATCTGAGCAGGACTTATGCGGATGTGCTTGGTCGTGTCGGTACACTATCGGCTAGAAGCCATCAAGGCTTCAACTCGCGCCTGAAAGGCGTAGCGCGAGAGTTAGCCGTCGTTATTGGGCTATCTCTATCTATTGCAAGCATTGATAGATCAGAGGCTTCAATAGTGCCAATAAAAGTCTTAGCTAATAAGCAATTAACTGATAAACAATATAAATGCCATAACGAAATAATCTATAGAGAATCTAGATTTAATATCGATGCAGTTAATGGATCTCATTATGGCTATTATCAAATGCGTACTGAATCTATTAAAGGCAAGCCATACGATTACCAGTTCTATATCTATTGGTATTATGTTTCAAAGCGTTATGGTTTAGATCATGAGATACCGGACTATTGCAAAGCGTTACATCATCTAAAGACTAAAGGCTGGCAATGAGTAAGTTATCTGATAAAGGATCTACTGCTGCTTGGCGCAAGCTAAGACAGTCGATCATTCAACGCGATGGATGTTGCCAGATGTGTGGCGCCGAAGAGCGGCTAAGCGTTGACCACATAGTTCCAAGAACGCTTGGTGGCGATGATAATCCTTCTAACTTACAAGTATTATGTTCTAGTTGCAATTCATCTAAGGGGGGTAGGTTTTTTGATAGGGCAAAGACACCCCCGACCCTTCCTGTTTCTTTTTACCCCAAAAACGACTCAAACAGCCACTATCGGCTTGAATCGGATGAGAACCAGTCATGACGGCTGAAGAAGGCTCAGAAGGGCTGCAATCGGTTGAGGTAGGGGTAACAGAACCGCGTAAAGGCTCTCAAGTGCCTAGAATCCGCTCAAAGCCACTCGATCTGCCTACTAGAGGCGATGAGATGATTCAGTTCTGCATCGATATTGGATTCCCATTGCTCCCATGGCAGGCAGACTTGGCTAGAGAATGTTTACGCTACAAGGCCGATGGGCGTTGGGCGCATCCACTAATCGGGATCATGTTGCCACGCCAACAGGGTAAATCTACATTCATGGCGCTTCGAATCTTATTCGGGATCTATGTTCTTGGCGAAAAGATGCACCTAGCAACCGCTCATAAGTTAACTACATCGAGCGAAATCTTCTTTAAGGTTAGCGAGATCATCGACAATTCACAGATGCTCATGGATAACTTTGCCAAGAAGTACGAATCAAAAGGATCGCAAGAGATTCGCTTTAAGAATAAAGCCCGGTATCTGATCAGAGCAGGAAACTCAGCCGCTCGCGGTATTGCCGCCCCAGATGTTATTCATATCGATGAACTTCGAGAGTTCGACACCGAAGATGTCTGGAGTTCGATGCGCTTTACCCAGATGTCGAATCCAAATCCGCAGGCTTATGTCTATTCGAATGCTGGTCATGCTAATTCAGTTTTGCTGCATAAATTTAGGGAGCGAGGTTTAGCAGCTAGTGAAGGAGCCGATGATTCGATTGGCTGGTTTGAATGGAGCGCCGAACCAGGAGCAGAGATCACCGACAAAGAGGCTTGGTATCAAAGCAATCCGAGTTTAGGCTGGACAGTTCACGAGGACAATATTAAAGACAGTCTTTCGGATCGCGAAGATATCTTTAGAACCGAAATCCTTTGCCAATTCGTTTCGATGATTAACCCAGTTATCTCAGAAGCCGAATGGAAGAAGTGCAAGGATGAGAATCTGCCTCAGCTTGATGTCGAGAAAGATACTTGGATGGCGATCGATCTCAGCCCAGACCGAAAGCATGCTTCGCTAGTTGCTGGTCAAAGAATCGAAGGCAACCGCTTCATGGTTAGCCTTCTTCACACTTGGTTTAATCCAGTCAATCTTGATGATCTTGAAATGGCCAACGACATTGCCTATTGGGTTCGTAAGTTCCCAGTTAACGCAGTTGCTTACTCCAAATCGACAGCCTCAGCAGTCGCGGCGAGACTGGCTCCAGCAGGAATCCCAATTCATGAAGTAAATGCTCAGGAATATCAACAGAGTTGCGATGAGTTCGTTTCGGCGGTTTCATCAATGCGGCTTGCCCATGCAGATCAAGAAGAATTAACGAAGCAAGTTCTATCGGCCGTTAAATTAACTCGAGGCGATGGCGGCTGGGTAATGGGTCGAAAGCAAAGCGGAATAGTTTGCGGTGCAGTTGCTTCGGCGATGGTTACTCACTTTGCAACACGCGGAGAATCTGAAGTGGACATTCAGGTAGGTTAATGTCTAGGCAATAGCGTATAATATGTCTAATGGGAATTCGGGACATTTTTACGCAATCAAAGCCAACAGTCGAGTACACAGTCGATGCGGCTTCTACTCCTGCACCGTTTAACAACACGGCTTCATTCAATCCCTTCGTATTTACTCAATCGGTAGCGACTCGCCAGCAGGCTATGGCAGTTCCTACGATTGCTCGAGCCAGAAATATCATCTGCTCGACACTAGCTTCTCTTCCACTCGAGCAGTATTCAAAACTCGATGGCTCACACATGGGAACTCCAACAGTAATTAATCAGCCAGACCCACGCGTACCGGGTTCTGCTATTTATGCATGGCTTGCGGAAGATCTCCTCTTTCATGGCGTTGGGTATGGCCAAGTCCTTGAGCAATATGGCGATACGGGCAGAGTTCGCGCATGGACTCGTGTTTCACCAGATCGCGTAACTCCTAAACTAAACAACAACGAAACAGAAATCGTCGGATACCAAGTCGATGGTTCAGTCGTTCCAAATCAAGGCGTTGGATCGCTAGTCGTATTTTACGGATTAGACGAAGGCGTACTAAACCGCGCTGGTCGTACTATTCGCGCTGCTCATGCACTTGAGCAAGCCGCCGAAACTTTCGCTAAAGAACCAGTTCCGTTGCAGGTTCTAAAGTCCAATGGAACTAACTTGCCAGCAGAACGAATTACAAAACTTCTTGAGTCATGGAGAACCGCTCGCCTCACTAAATCAACCGCGTTTCTAAATGCGGATGTTGAATTGCAAGCGTTGGGCATCGATCCAGCCAAACTACAGCTAAATGAGGCTCGTCAATATGTCGCTCTGGAATTGGCTCGCGCTTGCAACCTTCCTGCCTACTTCGTAAGTGCTGAAACAACCAGCATGACCTACAGCAACAGTGTTTCAGAACGCCGTTCGCTTATCGACTTCTCGATGAAGCCAATCCTTGCTGCTATTGAACAGCGTTTATCTATGCCAGATTTCATCGCATCAACTGGGGAAATTCGTTTTTCACTTGATGAATTCTTGCGTTCAGATGCTTTGCAACGCGCTCAAGTTTATGAAATTTTGAACCGCATTGGCGCGATGAGCGTTGAGCAGATTCAAGAAGAAGAAGATCTAATCGATAACAAGGAGACCCGATGAAGATAACGATGCCAGTTGCTATTACAGCAGCAGATGCAGAATCCCGAATCATCGCTGGGCGCATCGTGTCATGGAACGCAGAAGGTAACACTTCAGCAGGCCGCACAATGTTCGAGCCAGATTCAATCACAATGGCTAAGAACACTAAGTTAGTTCTTCAGCACGACACAACTCGCCCACTTGGCAAATTAATGTCATGGGAACAAGATGCAGAAGGCATCACAGCAGAATTCAAGATTGCCAAAACAACCGCCGGTAATGATGCCCTCGAAGAGGCCGCAACTGGATTGCGTAGCGATTTTAGTGTGGGCGTAGATGTCGAATCTTGGGATAACAAGAATGGCGTAATGGCTATCAAGTCAAGCAACTTGATCGAGGTCAGCCTCGTAACCGATGGCGCAATACCGGGCGCTGAAGTCGCGAAAGTAGCGGCAGAAGATTCCAAAGCATCAACAGATGTTGAGGATGCAACACCACAACCAACCACAGAAGGAGAACAAGTGTCAGACACTACCGTTCCAGAAGTCGCTCCTGCCGCAGAAACGGTAGAGGCTGCTAAGGTTGAAGTTAAGGCTGCAACAGCACCTTACATTTCAACAACTGTTCGTAACCCAATCGTTGATAAGGCTTCTTATCTCGAGCATTCAGTCCGCGCTTCACTAGGCAACGAAACATCAAAGATGTATGTTGCAGCAGCAGCAGACACAACAGACAACGCTGGTCTAGTACCAACTCGTCAACTTACCGAAGTTATTAACGGCATCTCAAACGCAGATCGCCCAGCGATTGACTCAATCTCTCGCGGCGCTCTTCCAGATGCAGGTATGACATTCGAAATTCCTAAGATCACAGTTGCTCCAACAGTTGCAGCAGCATCTGAAGGTGGAACACCATCTGAAACTGATCAGAACTCAGAGTTCGTTTCTGTGTCTGTTTCTAAGTACATTGGCCAGCAGACCTTCAGCCTTGAGCTTCTAGATCGCAGTTCTCCAGCATTCTTTGCTGAACTCGTTCGTCAAATGGAGTTCGCTTACGCAAAGGCAACAGATGCAGCAGTACTTGCAGCACTCGTAGCAGGCGGAACAGACGGCGGAAACCGTACAGTTTCAGCAGCAAACATCGCTGACTTCGTTTCAGATGCAGCAGTTTCAATCTACAAGGGCACACTCGGCTTTGCTCAAAACATCATCGTATCTCCAGAACAATGGGGCGCATTGATGGGACTTGTCGATGGTTCAAACCGTCCAGTATTCCAGCAAACTATCAACCCACAGAATGCAGGCGGCGATCTAACAGCTACTGGCGTTCGCGGAAACCTACTCGGACTTAACCTTCGCGTAGATCGCAACATGACTACAGGATCAGGCGTTGGAGACAACACAATGATCGTAGTTAACCCAGATGCATACACATGGTATGAATCACCACGCCTTTCACTTCAATCAAACTTGATCTCAACAGGTCAGGTTCAGGTTGGTTACTACGGCTATGGCGCAGTTGCGACAAAGCTAGGCGCTGGCGCATATCGCTGGATGGTTGCTTAACCCAAACTAATCATGGGGGGGCTGCTGCTCCCGGTGGCTCCCCCAGTCGTTTAATAGAGAGGATGTAGAGATGGCTTCAATCGTTACAGTTGCAGAACTAAGGTCTATCCTTGGCGTTTCTACATCCCTTTATAGCGATGCTTATTTAACAGATGTAATTGATACAGCAGAATCAGTAATTTTGCCGATGCTCGTAAAGTTTGCATCTCCCATCGATAATGTAATGCTGGAAGATAATGTTGCTACTTATCAGACAGTCGGACAAAACTTATTTACAGCGGGTCAGAGCGTAGTCATCACAGGATGCGGCTCCCCATTTAACGGAACTTTTACTATTTCAGATTCTTACGATGATCTCTTTACTGTCGCAATTACTAACGCAGACATCGCTCAAAAAAATGTAATTCCTTCAGGCCTTGCAACTCTTTCAGGCGCAGCAACTTATGTTGGAGTCAGCGCAGTAGAGTCAGCAGTTCTTGCAGTTTCAGTTGAAGTATTCCAATCTCGCATCGCTCCTGGTGGCCAGATCGAAGGAATCGACTTCACCAATGTTTCGCCTTATCGCCTAGGGCGCAGTCTCTTCAATCGCGTTTCAGGACTTCTAGGGGCGTATATCGATACTGATTCAATGGTGCAATAATGCCAGCATCAACGATTCTAGATACCGTTCGTGAACCTTTAGCAGCAGCCTTCGCCAATGTGGCAGGCAATGTGTATGCCTATGTGCCAGAAGCGCCAATGGTTCCTTTCGTCGTGTGCGTTCCAGATTCTCCGTATCTTGAACTCGAGACAATCGGCAAAACCACACTTCACACCAAGGTTAATCTCGTTATCTCAGTCGCGGTTGCTTACAACAGCAACCCGGCATCGCTCGACAATCTCGAGCAGCTAGTCATAAGTGTTCTGAAAGTGATTCCAGTCGGATACACAATCGGAGCGGTTGAAAAACCAACGGTTACTCAGGTCGGCCCTTCCAATGTCTTGGTGGCAGATATCAGAGTTTCTACCTACTACACACAAACAAACTAAGGATAAATAATGGCAACCACAGTAATCACAGGTCGCGATATTTCTCTATCTTTCACAGGTGGAACAGATATCGAGGCTCAAGCTCTTTCAGCAGTTCTCACAAAGACAAACATTCGCGAGACATATCAGACTCTCGATGGCGAAGCCTACAAGACCGTAAATACCGAGGCTTCTTTTGCTCTTTCAATGCTTGCCGACTGGGGCAAGACTTCTTCAGTATGCGAGGCTCTATGGGCTGCTGCTGAGGCTCCAGATACAACAATCTCAGTAACTCTAACTGCTGCAACTGGCGCTCAGTTCGTGTTCCCAATTCTTCCTGAATTTCCAACAGCAGGTGGCGCTGGAACAGATGCCCAGACAGTAGACTTTACTTTCAAGGTAGCAAACGGAACTGTTACAGAGACATTCTCCTAAACAGTAGAAACGGGAGCAAACAATGCAACAACAAATAACAATTAAATATGTAGATGGATCCGAAACCACTTACTTGGTTCGACCACCTGATTACGCCAAATGGGAGATGACAACCAAAAAGGTTATCTCCCAGTTTGGTGGCATGTGGGACATCCTTTATGTAGCGCATTCAGCAATGAAACGCGATGCAGGCGGCAAGCCAACCAAGACACTCGATGTCTGGATGGAATCAGTTGCAGATGTAGAAGTAGGTGAAGGAAACCCAAAAGTCATCCAAGAGGAAGCGTAAGCCGACTCTTAGTTGAACTGGCACTAGCTACACAGATCCCCATGGATCACTGGCAAAGTGCCGAAGATATTCTCACAGCGATTGAAATACTAGAGGAGCGAAATCGTGGCAGATGAATTAATCGCCTTCGATAAGACAGAACTCCGCATGGTATTCAAAGCCTTAAAGAATATGGGTGAAGAGGCAAACGAAGAGGCCAAGCGCCAGTCAGGCGCTTTGGCCGAATTCGCCCGGACTGAAGTTATTCAAACTGCCAGCAAAGGCAATAACACCAAAGTTTCAGGCCGAATTGCTCAAGGTTCTAGGGTTAAGAAGTCAAGCCGCATCGGTGAGATTACTTATGGCTTTGCTTCTCAGAAGTTCTCGGGTGGAGCAACCACTAAAGACATCTGGGGCGGTACAGAGTTTGGATCTAACAAATTTAAGCAGTTCCCTGTCTGGTCAGGCCGTGAAGGTCGAGGCTCGAAGGGCTGGTTCATCTATCCAACGCTTCGCAAGATTCAACCGCAGATCGTTGCTAGATGGACAGAATCATTTACTAAGATTTTGAAGGAGTGGGGCTAATGGCAACAGGTACAAGAGCGTTAACGCTCAAGCTTCTTGCTGATGTCGATAACTTCACTAAGAACCTTGATAAGGCCGATAAAGATGTCGCTACCTTCGGCGATAAAGTTTCAGACTTTGGAAAGAAGGCTGGATTAGCCTTTGCAGCAGCAGGCGCAGCCGCCGTTGCTTATGCAGGAAAGTTAGCCATCGATGGTGTTAAGTCAGCCATCGCAGATGCAGCCGCTCAAGAAAAGTTAGCCCTTACTCTTAAGAATGTAACTGGGGCAACCGATAAGCAAATTGCTGCAACTGAAGATTACATAACCGCGACTTCTTTAGCGTTTGGTGTCACAGACGAAGAATTAAGACCATCGTTAGAAAGATTATCTAGGGCAACCGGTAATCTTCAAAAGGCTCAAGAACTTCAGACAGTCGCAATCGATGTCGCGGCGGGCAGCGGAAAATCCCTCGAAGCGGTCACAAATGCGATGGCAAAAGCCGCCGAAGGGAATACAGCCGCGCTTGGAAAGTTAGGCATAGGATTAACATCTGCTCAACTCAAGACCATGAGCATGGACCAGATCACCGCCAAACTTGCAGACACTTTTGAAAATCAAGCAGCAACAAAGGCTGATACATTCCAAGGCAAATTAGCGCGACTTCAGGTGGCCTTTGATGAAGGCAAAGAAACCGTAGGCGCTTACATCCTTGATGCTATTACTCCAATGGTCGACATTATCGTTAAAAAGGTTATTCCAGCGATTGCTGATTTCACTAGCAACCTAGGCGATAAACTTCGCCCAGTTATGGAATTCCTAAGCCCGGTTATTAATGGCCTTCGATCAGCATTTAATTCGGTTCGTGATTCTCTTGCTAGAAATAGCGATGAATTGCAACCACTGCTTAATTTATTCAAGGCCGTTGGAACATTCGCTAAAGACACACTAGCTCCTATAATTGGCAAAACCCTTGGTGAAGCCTTCAAGATTCTTGGCGGAGTAGTTGGCGGGTTAATTGATGGCCTTGCAGCCGTAGTCACATTTTTCGATAATCTTTACAACAAGATAAAGCGCGTGATTGATATATCTAAGCAAATTGGGTCAGCCTTAAATCCATTCAGTAGCGCATCATTCGAGACTGGAGCGACCGCTCCTCAAGCGGCTCCAAGCCCAGCCATGCCAAATGAGCCAATCGCGGCTTATCGTTATGTAAGCGGCGGAACCACAAACATCACCGTCAATGGCGCAATCGATAGCGAATCAACCGCTCGTCAGATCGTAAGCATTCTCAATGATTCTTCAGCTAGAGGCACACTCGGCAGTTCGGCGCTAGTCTTTTAATGACCGCTTATACACCCGCCTATAAGGTAATCATCGATGGCTCAGAAGTTACAGATGTAACCATAGCCAATCTGGTAATTACTTCAGGCCGTACCGATATCAATATTCAGCCCGTAGCAGGTTATTGCCAGTTGCAATTAATGAATTTAACTAACTCAAGCTATAACTTCAATGTCGGAACCACTATTGGCGTTCAAGTTACCAATTCCTCTGGGGCTTATGTCTCCATCTTTGGTGGCTATATCTCGGACTTTACTATTGCAGTAAATCGAGCAGGCAGTATTGGTTTTACAACCACAGCCACAATTACCGCACTTGGTGCTTTGTCTAAACTGCCCAAAATTATCGATGCTGGCGTTCTGTCATCTGATTATGATGGCGATCAAATTTACAGCCTGCTTTCTGGATATCTTCTTGGTCAATGGAATGAAGTACCGGGCGCAGAGACTTGGGCAACTTACAACCCGACTGAAACTTGGGCTAATGCCGTCAATATTGGATTAGGTGAGATTGATCAACCAGGTGACTATGAACTAATCGCTCGATCTTCTTCAACTACTGATCTTTATTCGCTTTGCGCTGAAATCGCTAATTCAGCCTTCGGCGTTCTTTATGAAGATGCAAATGGCAATATCGGTTATGCGGATTCAACTCACAGACAAGACTATTTAGCAGCTAATGGCTACACAACACTTGATGCTAATCATGCCAATGGAATCGGCCTAGCATCGACTACTCGCGCTGGAGATCTTCGAAATTATTACAACATAATCTATGGAAATAACGGCAGCGGCAGTTATACGGCTCAAGACACCGAAAGCCAATCGCTTTATGGCACTTACGCTGAAACCTATACATCCCGAGTAAAGAACCAAGTAGATGCCGAAGCCTTGGCGGATCGCTATATCGCTTTGCGATCATCTCCTTATCCTAAGTTTCAAGGCATTACTTTCGTTTTAGGAAATCCAGAGATCGATGATGCTGATCGAGATGCTTTAATTAATATTTTCTTAGGCCAGCCAGTCTGGATTCAGAACTTGCCCGGCAACATCAACGATGGCTCTTTTCAGGGTTATATCGAAGGCTGGACATTCCGAGCAAGTCTCAACAACTTGAGCGTTACTTTTAACGCTTCTCCAATAAACTTCTCCCAAGTTGCGGTAAAATGGGAGCAGGTAAATGCAGCAGAAACATGGAACACACTAAGTCCAACCCTTACATGGATTAACGCGATAGGAGTCGTAGCCTAATGGCAACAACAACAACCAACTTCGGCTGGGATATCCCACAGTCGACTGATCTAGTAAAGGATGGCGCTACAGCCATCGCTGCACTTGGGCAGGATATTGACACAGCCTTGGTCGATCTTAAAGGCGGCACAACTGGTCAAGTACTAGCTAAAGCTTCAGGAACAGATCTCGACTTTTCTTGGGTTGCTCAAGATGATTCAAACGCCATCCAAAATGCCATCGTAGATGCCAAGGGTGATTTAATCGCTGCAACAGCAGCAGATACTCCTGCGCGTTTAGCAGTAGGAACTAATGGACAGGTTTTAACAGCAGATTCAGCAGAAGCAACTGG